AAAAGGACAACTCAATGGATGATCTATCTACAAAGCCCTGTAACTGCGGGGGAACTCTAGGAGAGGTGATTGGCTTCCAGGAAAGATCTACAGACGGCGTCCAGGTCCCATACCGGGTGTGCTGGTGGTGTCAGGATTGCGATACGACAGAGAAAGCAGTGGGCAGGGAAACACATATTGATTGGTGCAAATAAAAGTACAATAAATGTTTGACACAATAATTAGCTGCTTGCTAATATCTCTACATCGAAGACATAAAGTCTTCTGGCACTGGAGATAAAACATGAACCCACTCAACATCAAGCTTGCAGCATTCAAATCACTGTACGAGCAGAAAGACCCTTTCGCAGCATTAACCGATTGCCATAAAGATTGGCAGCGCGACAACGAGCTTACTGAGCAGCTCTGCATCCTTAAGCAAGATATCCTGGGCCTTGATGGCAAGGACGAGCTCGACAATATTGTTGCTGAGTTCAAAGCACAGCGAGAAAATTCTAATCAGCGTCTAATCGAAAGCAACCGTAAGCACCGCATCGAGATGATGTACGCTCAGTACAAGCGTCAATACGGCTGGGGCGACCTGGACGAGCAGGATCAGCGATTCGAGAAGGAGTTCGGTGATTTGTGGCTAGAGCACCAGGACGAGATCTGGGAGCAAGTCTGCCCTAAGCATCGTGCCAACAAGTACGCCGAGCAAGCTATCGCTGACTCAAAGATTGTGGAGGTGTGCCATGACTAACACAGAAAAGCTTATCTTTGCCTTTATGGTTATCCCGGTGGGCTTTTGTTTCACAATGATGGAGTCTGACCTGGACATTGCGCTCGCAGAGGAATTCCAATACTGCTCAGACGTTGAGCTCTGGAAGACATTCGAGATGACCGATGGCTCAAGCCAGTACGGCCACCCAGATTTCAAAGGCATTTATGAATCAGTATGCATGCCCAAGTACAGGATGACTGACCTATGAAAGATTATAGAATCGAAATAAAAGTAAAGAACAACCTGCTCTGGAACGCCATGCAATCAAAGGGTATAAAGAATGCAGCGCAGCTTGCCAGGGCAACTGGATTAACTCCTGGGACAGTCGGTGATTATCTTAACCTTACGGCAAATGTTTATGCTGCAAAGGGAACCGGTTACAGGCCAAGCTTTGAGAAAATTTTTATGTTCTTAGAGATGCTTCCCGGCGATATCTACCCAGAGGATCGCATGGTAGAGCCCCTGGTAAATAACAAGCGCGTCATAGAGGCAAACGCTGCGGAATTACTACAGCTTGGATCCAGGGAGTCAGACCCAACTGAAGTGATTAGATTGGAGCAAAGAGCTGAAGCTTTACACAATCTCTTGGATATTTTAAACGAAAAGGAGGCTTTAGTAGTTAGGCTTAGATCTGGGATGGATGGCGATCCTCATACTCTTGCTGAGATAGCCGCTGTAATAGGCAGAAGCAGAGAAAGAGTGCGTCAAATATACGCAAGAGCGCTACGCAAAATGAGAAGACCTGAAACGCTTGAGTGCGCAGGTTTGGATTACTACACAATGGACCTGGTCGAATGATGGACTATGTACCAGAGGACCTAATGATAGTGCGCTGCCAAGATGGGCACCAACACCAGATGCATTCAGATGCAGTGCCAAGCGAAACCGTTTGCCCATTCTGTGGTGGAAAGCTCGAGGTTGAAGATGATTGAGCTCAGGCCGCACCAGGTAGAGATCATAGATGCCGTAAGGGACTCTCTCCGTAAGGGGAACAAGCGAGTAATCATCCAAGCACCCTGCTCGACAGGAAAGACAGTAATTGCAGCCGCCATGCTAGAAAGTGCAATGCTGAAAAACAGGAAAGCGGTGATGCTCTGCGATCGCATCCAACTCGTGGGGCAAACCTGCAAGACCCTGGACGACTTCGGCTTGGCTGGTAAGTATTCAATTATGATGGGCGATCATGAGTTATACGATCCCAATAAGCTTATCCAGGTATGCAGCACCCAGACCGCAATGAACCGCAAGGACAGCCTGGCACTAGCAGCGGACTTGTTTATCATTGACGAGTGCCATGTCTTGTTTAAGTCTGTCCGGGAACTCATGCTACGTTTTAATAACGTCGTGTGGGTCGGTTTATCAGCCACGCCCATGAGCAAGGGATTGGGAGCTCCTGGTCTATTCGAGGACCTGGTAACAACGGTAACACCCCCAGAATTAATGGCTCGAGGCTGGCTATGCAAGACTGAGTATTACCAGGGGCATCAGATCAACCTAAGCGGGGTGAGGTCAATATCCAACCCGATGGGTGGTAGTGATTACGATCCCAAGGATGTCGAACGGGCCCTAATGAGCGACGCTATCCTCCAGGGAGATATCATAAAAAACTGGAAGCTACACGCCGGCGAGACAAAGCGAGGCATAGCATTCTCGAGCTCTATAAAGCACAGCAAGGCCCTGGTCGAAGCAATGACTGAAGAGGGTGTCCGCTGCGCTCATATAGACGGATACATGAAGCCGGCGGAAAGGCAGGTCCTGTTTGACGCTCACGAGGCCGGGGACATTCAACTCCTATCAACTGCCAAGCTTTTGAATACGGGGTATTCGGCCAGCTACATCGAAGTATTGCTAGATCTGGCCCCCACCCAATCCAAGATCAGATTCTGTCAGACAGCCGGAAGAATTTGGCGGTTGCATCCAGGCAAGGAGAAGGCGATCTACTTAGACTTTTGCGGCAACGTAAGGCGACACGGGCATCCAGAGGATATCTGGGCTGAGAGGCTCGACGACGGGTCCAAGAAGTACAACGAGAAGGAGCTGGTAAAGAAAGAGGCCAGCGACAAAGAGCCCATAATGCACACCTGCCCACGATGCTCTAGCCTGTATAAGTTTAGGAAGTGCCTGGCATGTGGCTATGAGCTACCCAGTGACGCTAAGATCTACCACGACGACCAGATCCTTAAGAAAGCAGAGAAGGTCTCAGTCGCAGATCAGCAGCGCTTCTACCAGGAGCTCTTGGGATACACGTTAGATCATGGATACAACGAGGGCTGGGCAGCTCATACGTTTAAGCTTAAATTTGGTAAGTTTCCCAAGGGTTTGGAGAAGGTGGCCAAGAAACCTACGAGCGAAGACGTGCTGGGATTCATCAAATACAAAAACATAAGGGACCGTCATGGAAGAAATACTCGAGCGGCTTGATAAGGTCAGGCGTTATGGTGACAGCTACAGAGCTCTATGCCCGGTTCATGGGGGAGATAATCACTCAGCTCTTAAGCTCACCCACAAGGAAGGTAAGGTCCTCCTGCACTGCTTTGCGTGTGGCGCCTCTGCTAAGGAGATCATGGATTCTCTAAACCTCAGCATGGACCTGTTGTTTGACGAGAAGAGAGAGTTCGTACGAGACCCCAACTGGATGCTTAAGAAGACCCAGATGGAGGACGACACCCTCATACTAATCGCCCAGGCTGCGGAGGAGAGAGGTGAGCGGTTGAAGTACGGAGATCGTAAAGGACTACAGTTAGCACTAGCCAGACGGGATCAGCGCAAGGCTAAAGGGATCGACCAGGTTGACCTATGTATGGATGTAAGGCCGTATGGGGTATAATGTCTAAGGATTTACCCGACAAGACTAAATCTAGGTCATTTAAGAGGATTGTTACACATGACCACAGAGCTGGGCGGACCGCCCGTAATCGTACTAAGCGAGGAAGACGTAAAGCGCGTGGAGCAGATGGCAGCAGTATTGACCCAAGCTCAGATCAGTGACTATTTTGGCTTTACAGACAAGACCTTACGAAAGATAATGGAAAGGCAGCCAGAGGTTCGTACCGCTTACAACCGGGGTAAGGCATTAGCTATCATGAATGTGGCTAACAACCTGGTCGTTAAGGCACACGACGGCGATGTCAATGCAATGAAGTTCTACCTGTCACACCAGGCTGGATGGTCAGAGAAGACCAAGACAGAGATCTCTGGGGCGGATGGGGGCGAACTTAACTGGAAGGTAACAGTGGTGAAGCCATGAGCGACCCTAAGTATTATGTTGGCGAGTCAGGAAAACTGCATCATGAGGATGGATATGAACTTCCTCAAGACGAGCCGATTATGATCTTTCGTGGTAAAGATATTGGCTCATTGGATGCTATTTGTGAGTACATAGAAATGCTAATGGATCAGCCCCAGAACAAAACTATTGTCAGTCATTTGCATTCATCCACAGAACGGCTGCGTACTTTTTATCAATACCAAGTCAATAACCCAGAGCTACAAAGCGTTGGTTGCAGTCAAAAGGCACATGAAGGCGTGAGCAGGTTTCTCACTAGAGCAAGGGATTTATTGACGGAGCTAGAGAGACAATGAGTACAGGACCCTGGGAAGGCGGCAAGGGCTCACGGCCCAGGAAGTACAGCGTCAAGAAGTACCTTGATAACTACGAGAGGATATTCAATGCCAGCAAGCAAAAAGAAGGGCAAGAAGGGAGTCAGCGAGAACATCAAGATCGAGATGGCAGCGGGAAAGCCTCGCAACCAGGCGATAGCCATAGCCATGTCAAGAGCGAAAACTAAGAAGAAGGCTACATACGAGTAATGCCAAGCCTACAGCTACCAGATAAGCTTCTACCCTTTCTAGAATCTCCTCGCCGATTCAACGTGCTATACGGCGGTAGGGGAAGTGGGAAGAGCTTTTCGGTCGCTGCGCTAATGCTAATGGCGGCTCAGACCAAGGGAGCCAAGATAGCGGCCTACCGTGAGTACATGAACTCGATTGATGACTCTGTTCACTCTCTGCTCAAGCAGCAGATCGAGGCGATGGAGCTAACCGGGTTCGAGGTCCAGAACAACCAGATCCTGTTCAATGGTGAGCCGGCCTTTAAATTCAGGGGCCTTGCCAAAAACATAGAAAGTGTAAAGAGCATGTCTGGCTTCAACTTATTCTGGATCGAGGAAGGACAGACCATAAGCGAAGAAAGCCTTCGGGTGGTTACACCTACTCTCCGAGAGGAAGGCTCTCAGCTCTGGATCACAGCCAACCCCAGGTCCAGGAACGACCCATTCAGCAAGCGATTCCTTGTGCCATTCGAGCACGAGCTCAACAAGAACGGCTTCTACCAGGACGACCTGCACCTGATTGTCCGGGTCAACTGGGACGACAACCCATTCTTCCCGGAAGTATTGCGCCAGGAGATGGAGTACGACCGTGAGAACACGTCTACGGCCATGTTTAGGCATGTATGGGAGGGTGACTACTACGACAGCGTAGAGGACGCCCTGATCAGCGTGGAGTGGTTCGAGGCTGCGATAGACGCTCATACCAAACTTGGGTTTAAGCCAGAGGGCCCGATCATTGCATCGCACGATCCATCAGACCTGGGACCAGACGCAAAAGGGTACTGCCTAAGACAAGGCTCGGTGATCCTGGATGTAAAGGAGATGATCACCGGCGATACGAACGAGGGGGTAGATTGGGCTATTGATCTAGCCAGGCAGAGCAAAGCAGATTGGTTCGTATGGGACGGTGACGGTATAGGCTTGGGATTGAGGCGCCAGGTCATGCAATCGCTAGACGGCTCAAGGATCAATTACGAGATGTTTAGGGGCTCAGAGGGCGCAGAGGACCCTATGCTATACTATGGCGGTGATAAGGGCAGGACTAACAAGGACACGTTCCTCAATCGTCGGGCCCAATACTATTGGAAGCTTAGGGATAGATTTGAGGCTACCTGGCGAGCAGTCACTAAGGGCGAGTACATTGACCCGGAGGAGCTCATCAGCATCTCATCAGACATCGAGTACCTGGACCAGCTCAGGGCTGAGATTACCAGGATCCCGCAGAAGCGCAGCAACAACGGCAAGCTACAGGTTCTCTCGAAGGTGGACATGAAGAAGAAGCCCTACCAAATCGAAAGCCCCAACATGGCCGACGCTGTTATGATGTCTATGTTCAGCCCGAAGACACTCAACAAACAATCAGTGCAAATCAATTTTAGCGGATGGGGCAAGTAATGGCCGAATACGACGGTAAAGAAGACCGAGAAGAAGACGAAGGATCAGACGGTCACCAGAGGGTCCTAGAGCTACTCCAGAAAGCCCAGGACGCAGACCATGACATGCGCGAGAAGGCGCGTGAGACCTTTTTGTTCGTTACCAAGGCCGACGGCCAGTGGGAACCGTATTTCTGGTCCAGTAACGCCTCAAAGCCTCGCTATACCTTCGATATGTGTACGCCTATCATAGACCAGGTAGCGGGTGGATTAGAGCAAGCCAGCTTTGACATTAGAGTAAACCCGGCTGGTGGTAGTGCTACCAAGGACGTGGCTAATACGTTCGACGGCATGATCCGCAACATTGAGAACATCTCCCAGGCTACAACTGTCTACAACCAAGCGGCTCGAGGCATGATCGTTTCCGGGTATGACGGATGGCGAGTAAGCCAGAAGTACCTGGACGACGACTCCTTTGACCAGGACCTGGTGATTGAGAAGATAGCCAACTTCATTGACCGTGTATGGTTCGACCCCTCAGCAGAGCTCCAGGATAAGTCAGATTCAAAGTATTGCTTTGTCCTACACCCGGTAGACGTAGATGAGTACGACCGACGCTGGCCCGATGGTGGGCGTGAGTCAGTATCAGACGACCGTGACGGTGACGCTTACTTTGATAAGAATGAGGTCATCCTGGTGGGTGAGTACCTCTACTGTGAAGAGGAAGAGCGTGAGCTGGTAATGATCAACAACGGCCACGTCTACGAGGCTGAAGAGTACGACAAGATTAAAGACGAGCTCGCAGCTATCGGCGTGGAAGAGGTCCGCCGACGTAAGCGTATGGACAAGAAGATCTGCTCCAGATTCTTTGATGCTAAGGGATTCCTCGAGGACAAGAAGGAGACTGTGTTCTCTACAATCCCGGTGGTTCCTGTGTACGCCAACTACAAGGTGTTCGAGCACAAGACCCTCTATTCGGGCGTGGTAGATAAGCTCATGGATCCGCAACGAGTCCTCAACTACTCAATGTCCCGTGAGATCGAAGAGGGAGCCCTAGCACCACGAGCTAAGTATTGGATGACTATGGCCCAGGCGGCAGGTCACGAAGACTCTCTGTCTACCCTTAACACGAACTCAGACCCGGTTCAGTTCTTTAACGTGGACCAGGAGAACCCTGGCGCGCCACAACAGCAAGGTGGGGCCATCATAAACCCAGGGCTCAGGACTATCACTGAGGCTATGCGCGGGATGATCGGCTACACGGCTGGTATGTTTGCAGCCAACATGGGAGACAACCCAGGACTACAGTCTGGCGTGGCTATCAACTCCCTACAGGACAAGGGCGACTCAGCTACGATCAAGTACCACAAGGCACTCCAGATCGCTATAGCTAGAACCGGGCGCCTATTGGTTAAGGCTATCCCCAAGGTCTACGATACTGCTAGAACGGTCCGCATCATGAAAGAGGACCAGGAGTACAGCATGGCCGAGATCAACGCCCAGGTGTTTGATCAGCAGACCCAGGAGTTCGTTACGGTCAACGACCTATCAGCGGGTCAGTATGATGTGATCTGCCGGGCAGGGCCAAGCTTCCGCAACCGACAGCAGGAGACCATCGAGGCAATCATTGAGATGGCTAAGGTCGATCCTTCTATCATCCAGATGGGCGGAGACATCCTTCTGGACAACATCTCTACCCCGGCGGCCGAGCAACTGTCTAACCGTAAGCGAGCCCTCATGATCAAGCAGGGCATCATCCCTATGGACCAGATGACAGAGGAAGAGCTCGCAGAGCAACAGCAGCAGATGGCCGAGGCTGGACAGCAGCAAGCACCAGACCCCGCAATGGTCCTGGCACAAGCCGAGCAGCTCAAGGCTGAGGCTGAGATGATGCGCTCACAGATCGAGATGCAGAAGCTCCAGAACGAGCAATTCAAGCTACAACTGGAAGCACAGAAGCTACAGACTCAAACCATTGGTGACCAGGCTGACAACCAGATCGACGCATTCAACGCTGAGACCAAGCGCATGGATACGCAGATCAAGGCACAGCAAGCCGGGGCCACGATTGATAACACCTCAGCCAAGACTATGGGCGAGGAGCTAGACAATCAGAAGAAGATGTCCGATATGATGGAAGAGCAGATGCTCAAGTCACGGATCCCATTCATGTCTGAAGCGGAGTTAGTAAGCCTTGCCAACAACTGATGCGATAAAGCAGCTAGCCAACCAGGAGCTCTCAAAAAGGGCGTATATGAGCCGAGACGTATTGGCTAGGGGCAATGTAATGCCTCCGGCTGATCGTGGCGCATTCGGCGTTACAGGAGCTCTCACGGATTACGGTACAGGCATGCAGGACGCTGCCAGCTCTTCACTAAAATACATGCTTGATACTTCTCTTGCTGATATGGGCAGGGACGCTGCCAGGTTTGGCAGTGCGATGGTAGAGGGGATGGTCGAAGATCCGCTAATGACGGCGGTAGACTTCATACCTGGCGCTGGGCTTGCTATGGGCGCGTACGAGGCAGAGCAATTACGAGGCCAGGCGCTTGAGGCGGAACGGGCAGGGCAGTTTGACCTGGCTCAATCTCTAAGGTCCCAGGCCGGCGCTATCGCTGCTATGAGCATGATCCCTGGTGGTAGGACAGCTAGACGTGGCGCCAAGATGGATATGGCGAACAAGGTCGAGCCAGGACAGTCTACTCTTAGGCTAGAAGGTTTTGGGCCGGTAGTGCAAACAATGCGTGAGGGCGAAATAATACGCCCGTCAATGTACGATATTGTTAACGAAAAAGGGTACAGCATAGACCCGTTTATGGCTAATGTTGATCCGTCTGCGCCAAGGCCAGATACCATATCTTCCGGCACATTTAGGGCGAGACTCAATGAGTACGAAAACAACCCTATTGCCAGGCAGAGGGAGCAAGCAAGATTGTTAGGAGGAGAAATTGTTTCGCCTCAAGATGCATTCATGCAGACAGCTACTTTAGAGCAATTACAGGGAAGGCCTTTGATCATGATGCCGGCTGATAGGCTTGCTTATGGCCAGGTTAACAAGGTCGCGGGGGTTGATGTCAGGCCTTTTAATATTCAGGGCGGACCTCAATACGCCGACGTAAACAAAGAATGGGCAAGCATGGCAGGGGCCGCAAAGGCTAAGCAGCTTCATGCGAATAAGGTCAGAGAAGAAACAGGGCTTGATCCTGTTGCTGTTTACGCGTCAATGGCAGAAGATGGATCTAATTTTTCAGTAGGGCCATCGATAGCAACAGCCAGGTATCTTGAAGCGACGGGCGGCTTAACACCGGAAGGAGTTAAGATATTAGACGCTGAAATAAACAAGCTTAAAGACGAGGGGGATACAAAAGGTATAGCAAAAGCATGGGCTGGATATAAAAGCCCAGAGCAATTTGAGGAGTTTTTAACAATAGATAAAGGCGAAGGCCCAACATTAGGGAATAGGCGCAAAGCAATTATGCCTTTACTGAATAAAGGCGGATTGACTAATCATGGTATGCCTAACATGACTGACGTTTATGCTTCGGTTAACAACCCTGAATTGAGAGGGATGCCAACAGGAGCAGCAGGATACAGGGCGTTGATAATGACGGATAAAGACCCCAACAACATGAGGTTCGACCCAACAACCAATCAATCTTATAACACTATAATTGAAGCCCAACAGGCTTTGGCGCTTCCGGTTGAGAGCATGACAACCTGGGATACTATGTTCCCAAGCATGGCTGCGGCAAGATCAGATAAGCGACCAGATAGAGCCTACAGATCGTCAACATTGTCTGGCTCGGCTCCAGATTATCAAATGGCCGACCAAGAATGGCTAGACAACGCTATGGCTAACCCTCTTGGCGGAGTAAGGAGGTAACACGAACTGCCTGGCTTTCGCTAAACATGCCTGACCCTTTGATATCTTCAGGATCAAGTATCTCGCCGGGCTCGGTATCAAGATGGCCAAAGCAATCAAAGTAAAGGTCGACTAATTCTTTGTCGGTCATAATAGTTCTCCAGGTAGAGCTATATTGTAAACCCGCAGGGTACCGCATGCAACATATGCTATACTCTGCACAAGCCCACCAGAGCTTATCTGGGCATTTACCCGATTTCGGGGATTATAGGCCACCTGACCTTTTCAGGGCATTTACCTTAACTAAGGGACATAAGCATGAGCGAGCTGATTTCAGACGATTACGATATTGATGACGAACAGGAGGTGATCCTATCTGAAGACCCTACTCCAGAGGTGGAGGAGGAATCCGATTCAGCACCGGATACTGGTGAGGACCAGGAAAAACATGTCCAGTTTACACCGGAGCAGCAGGAGATATTCAACAAGACCGTAGGGGTGAAGGTCGCTGAGAAGAAGGCGATTGAGCTCGAAAAGCGTGAGCTTGAACGGCAACTTGAAGAATTAAAGTCTAACGCTCCAGCTCAACAGAAGCCCGTCGTACCGGACCTGCCCGACCCGTTTGCATTCTCAGATGATGAATACAGACAGCGGATACAGCAAAGGGAACGAGCACTGATTGAGCAAGCTCAGTATGACACCAGACAACGCGCTATCGAAGATAACCGTCGTCAGATGGCATACCAAGAGCAAATGAAGCAGCAAGAAGAGTTAAACGGTCAGATCAAGAGCTATTCTGACAAGGCAACGAAGTTCGGTATTAAACCGGAGGAATTGCAAGTAGCAGGTAACACAGTAGCGCAGTTCGGCATGGACGACACGCTGGTATCTTACATACTGTCAGACGACCACGGTCCGTTGATTACTAAGTACCTGGCTAACAACTTGACAGATCTTGATGAGCTATCTCGCATGCCACCTACCCTGGCGGCAGTAAAGATAGCAACGACTATTAAGCAGAAGGCTGCATCGCTTAAACCCAAAGTTAACAATGCGCCAGATCCACTAGATGCTCCACGAGGAGCAGGATCAGCCCCCAAACCTAAAGGGCCCCAAGGCGCTATATTTGAATAGGAAATGTAAATCATGGCTAATAATCTAAATAGTAACGTCACCCGGAAAGTCGCTCGCGTCTTTCTTGATGCCTTTGAAGCATCACGGGTTCTAACTAAGACGGTAAACACGCAGCTCTTGAGCGGCAAGTTCAATCCGTCTTCTGGCTCTAACGTAGACTTCAAGCGTCCACACGACTACAACAGCATCCGTACTTCTGGTGGTGACATCAGCGGATCTGATAAGTCAGACATCATTGCAGGTAAGGCAACTGGTACAGTACAGGACTACTTCACAGCGGCGACTGAGTGGGGCAATGTTGAGGAAGCTCTAGAGCTAGACCAACTCGACCAGATCCTTGAGCCTATGGCCCGTCGCATTGTGACTGACCTTGAGCTTGATCTTGGCTCGTACATGAACAAGAACGCTT